TTACTGCAAAACCAACTTGTGCCATTGCGGTTGCAGCAGCACCAACGTGAAGAATTTGGTCTGCCTTGTCGTCAATTACACAAACCTTAAGGTTATTTGACCAAGCACCTGGGGTTTTTGCTGCAAAAATATAGTTTGCAATATCATCAGCATAGTTTGCTTCATAATCATCAAAGTTTTTAATCTTTAATGATGGTTCTCCAGCGGTTGAAACGCCTGCTGCGTTGCGAATAGCATTAGCGTTAACTAGATTATCACCATTAGTTCTTACAACCTTAAGCACTCCACCATATGAGAGGAATGAAGATGCGCTCATCCAATACTCATATTGAGCATCGGTTGATAGAGGCTTACCAAAAACGTTAATGAGCTCGTTCTCTGTAGTAATGTCGATTGGTTCGTCTACTGGTCCAATTGCAAAAGGTCCAGCAATTGCACCGATATTATCCAGTACATTATCAGCTCTTCCTACTGTTAAATCAACCTCACGGATAAGTACGCCGGGAGACAATTGAGGAGTCGCCATTTAATTTCTCCTAATCTCAGTTTATCTAAAAAATATTTATGTAAATCTTAATTTAGACGTAATCCCACATATATGACATATCACCATATTCATCAGTGAACCACCTTTCACCATTTTCATCAATAAAACTACTATCTTCTGTACCATCTACTACAAATCCAAATGGAGCCATATCTTGCTCAATTTGATTTTTTTGTTCCTCATATAATCTTTTTCTTACATCCTGATCAGTAAGTTCCTTAAAATAATCTTGAACTACTAACCAAGAATATATGACCAAGCACATTGCAAGGTCATCGTTACATCCATCCTCTGCCTCAAAGGAATTATTTTTTTGAATAAAAGTTGTAAGTTCACTTATAATATCATAGTCTTTAAACAGTAACTTTTCCTCTTCAATTAAAGTTTTTAGATTTAAACATCCAACTTTTTTAACAGTCTTGGACATTTTTACGCCAAGTTGAGTTTTCTTTCCAGAAAATCCTTGTCCAACAATCTGACCTGCTCTACCTCTCATTGAGCACATCAGTAAATTATTGTATTCCAAATCATATTGAATAATACTTGCAACTTGATCTCCAATATCATTTACCTCACATAAAATATATGCATTGTTATAACTTTTTGCTATATCGTGAATGATACTTGGAAAAAGCATCGGTTTTATTTCATTATTTCTATACTTTGCTACTATTTCGTGTGGATATTTTGTTATGTCTATTACAACAAATGCTGAGTAATCATTACCAACACCTCTTGCAACGTCAACGGTAATGACATAATCGTGTTCCTCAATAGGATCATCGAAAACATCTAATCCAGCATTTCTTGCTTTTGGATTCTCATAAACAAGATTTCTCAATTTGCTAGGAGCAATTAAAGTATCAACAGATCCTAAGAATTCACACTCAAACTCAACCTTAAATTGTTGTTCTGATGTGTTTGCAATAGTTTGTGCTTTCCACTTTTCATCCCTACCAGGAACCTCAGACCAATGAACATCTGTTGGAATATACTCATTTTTACTTCTTTCAGCATCGTGCCAAATTTTGTAAAAATGGTTCATCCCGTGAGGGGTAGAAACAATAATTACCTTAGTGTTTTTACCAGATGAAATAGTAGGATAAACAGAACTGAAAAACTGATCAGCAATGTGGTTAGGAATAAACGCAAATTCGTCCAGGAATATAATATTATAAGAGCCACCGCGTACCGCAGAGGCGCTAGTAGAAGCAGCAATAATTTTTGACCCATTTTCCAACTCCAAAGAAGCTTTGTTCCAAGTCATCACACCTTGCTGTAACCACTTGGGTAGATTTTCATATGCTGTTTGCAATCTATCTAGTAGATCTTTTGCAGTCGATGCTTTGTTAGCAAGAATTGCAATATTTACATTATCATTAAAAATTGCATAATGTAAAAGATAAGAGACAACGATGGTTGACTTTCCAGACTGTCTTGGAAGTTTGCAAACATTAAATCTATGATTGTGGAAACGTTCAATCATCGTTTCCTGAAAAGGATATGGTTTAAATGGTTGCAAACCATAATCCAAAGTAACGATTTGAATATAATTTTTTGCAAAGTAAATCGGATCTTCTTGGCACCTAGCAAACTCTAGGACCTGTTCTTCAGTAAATTCAACAACAGTATTTGCCTTCTTAAGAAGGGGATTGCCAAGATAATGATCAGCCATAATAAAGACCTAAAAATTAATTACAATTCCAACGACGTAAAGCTTTATTGATTCTTGAATCTGGATCTCTTGAAGTCTTTGCAGAAGTTAATTTTGACTTCATTCCTTTCATTCTGCGGCAAAAGGACTTACGGCGTTCAGCCCTTTTGCCCGTAGGCTTTTTTTCGGTTACTGCAGTCTGAAGTTTTGAACCTGGATTCTCACGACGATAAGCGTCTACAGCTTTCTGACTTAAACCATCAGTTTTATCTTTACGATTTACTGATTGCCAGTCCTCTTGAATTTCAACCTCTTCACCCATTGGTTTTACATAATTCTTATTTGGTCCTGGTTTTGCAAAACTTCCACCTTGTGGACCAACTTGAATTAGTGGTTGTCCCTGAGTGAGTTCTGATACTGAGTGATGAACAACTACAGAACCTGGATATACCTTTTGTAGTTCATCGGTAACTTCTTTTCTAGATGGAAGTTTTGCCTGAGGGAAGAACATACGAAGAGCGTAGTACTTTCCTCTCCATTGAAGAGTTACGGCAATAACATTTCCAGTCTGTGCCTGAAGTCTAGTTGCTTCTGCAACAAGAGGTTCTGGTTTAATGATATCAATAATTTCTGCAAAAGTATTTCCATTTGCGTCTTCGATGGTTACACTTTCATTTGCAGATTTCCAACCACCACCTTTCGACTTATACAACTTTGAAGCCCATCCATTGGCATATGCACTTGGATAAACATCAAATTTTTTCTTTGCAAGAGATTTTGCTCTTGACCATAATGAAGGATTAGTTGGTTTATTCTCTTCACTTAAAGACTCTGCTTCAATCTCAAGAAGAATTTTTTCTGTTAGTGGAATATCTTCTTCTTTTACACAATTTGGAACAATTTTTTTGCCTTTCTTTTTCATTCCAACTTGTTTGTATCCTGACCAACAAGATTCTTCAAATTCTGCTTCACCACTATTAAGATAATCTGCTGCTGTATCAATATAATCAGTTGCTTTTGTAATTTTTGATTGAACCCAGGCTTCTAAATTACCTTCTCCCTTACCAACTCGGGAATTTATTCTTTTGGCAGCATCCATAAGAGTTTTGAGTTCTCCTCTAACCATAGAATACTCTTCATCCTTTATCGAAACTTTATCCCAAGCTTTTTCTCCATAAGAACATTGAGATCTCGTTTCTCTCTTATCACATAATGGACAATATCTTTCTTCTTCGTGATTATGTGCCTCAGAAATTTTATTAGAAACCATTTTTGGTTTTCCTCCTTTTCCTTTACGGTCTGCTACTGGGTCTTCTTCTCTTTTTCTTCTTACAGCGGAAGCAATTTGATTCTTTGACATTTTTGCAGCCTTTTCATTTGATAAACACTTTGGTTTTGGTTCTCCAGGTTCGCGGGCACAAGGTCCGATTGCTTCACCTTTTGAATTAAACCTTCTCCAATTTCCCTCTGGGTGAGATTTTGAAAACCAGTCTCTTAAGTCTTCATTGACTTTAACATCCTTAAATTTTTTGTGATGCTTTTTAGCATCCGCTTCCATTTTTTTCAATCTTGTATAATAATCTGGTATTTCATCCAAATGTTGAAGAGCAATTTCTCTTGCCAATTTGTGATCTTTTGTATGCTCGTGCTCAATAGGTTCACCCATTTTGAGTTGCTTCTCAATGAAAGAAACATCTAGGCGATGCTTCTTAGCAATTTCTTCAACTGTTTTAAATGGCTTAAATTGTTCGTTCATTCAACTGGTTTTGACTTAGTTTCTTCACCCTTTGCTCTCTTTTTTCTTGCCGCACAATGAGCGCGTTGGGAAAACCCTTTAGGATTGGAGCAATCAATACTCTTTTTATATTTATTACTCCAATCTTCTTGAAATTGCCTAAACGTTTTCATTTTTCACATTTCCTTTTTGGGCTTTTAATAATTTAGATAATTCTGCAGTTGAACCTACAAAAAGAGCATTGGTGACGTTTGTTGGACCACTAACTTGTTTAATCTCTTCAATATCCTTTAGTTTCTTTTGAAGATCCATCAACTTTTCTGTTGCGTCAGCGACGTTTTTAATTAATTGACCGGCAACTTCATAAGCCCTTGCTTGCTCAGTTTCTTGTGCAAGTTCTAAAATACCATTTATTGCTTCTTGACCTTTTTCTATAATTGAATATAGATTTCCTCTAGTGTATTCATAATCCTTTTTTATATCACTAGTAGAATTGTTGATATTTTGTGGTTGATCTTCCTTTTTAGCAAGATCAATATTAGATTCTATAATCTCGGTTTCAACGTTGAAAACCTCATTTAACTTATCAAAATTTTTAGACATAAATTATCACTCAAAAGAAATTCCGCTAAATCCAAAATCATCCCCTAGTTCTATTAGATCAGTGTCTGCACTTGTTATTAACATAACTTGAGTTCCAGAAACGTGATCCGCTGTCTTAGTACTATAAGAACCCCTCTCAACTGTTAAAATATTTCCATTTTTATTGGTTACTTTAAGAGTTTCATTATCCAAAGTAATATAAGAGTTAATTGAAATTGATGAAGAGTTTTGTACAGAAATTGTTCCATCTGCAACTAAAACGTCGGTAGCCAAAGTAGTTACGACGTTATTAGTATAACTCTTTGCTGCAACTGGTTCTTGAGAATATGTAAGATCTCTAGTTGTTGATTGAGAATCTCCAGAAACAAATCCAAGAGAAACCTTTTTGATAATATCTGTAGATACGCTGGAAGATACGGGTCCAAAAAGATATGTCTTTGCAGTAAATCTTAATGTATAAATGAGTGCTCTTCTAGTTGTGAAATTTCCTTCATAATCATCTTGCATTGAGATGTTATCAAGCACTACAGGTATGTCTCTTTTTTCTCCAATAGACTCAATTAAGTTAACAGTTAAGTTATAAGATGGTTGAAAATATGGAACTATTTGTTCTATAATTTGCAACATATCATCATTAATTTTACACATAATGCTCAGTTCAAATTCCATATTATATGGAACTGGCATATAAGTTTTCCTTACGTCCGTAGAATCGGTGACAGACTTTGATAAAAAAGTTTGAGTTGTTGTTACTTTTCTAGTAGGATCATATGTTAAACCAACGAATTCAAATGACATTCTTGGTAGAGTTATTTGAATTGGTTTATTTAATTCTGGTTGCTGCTCAAGTCTTGCAAGAAACTTTTGAGTAGGTCCGTATGCAAGAGGAACCTTGATTACAGAAAATACATCGTTATTATCATTTTTCTTTTTAATCGAGATATCATTGAAAAGATTTCCAAATGATATTATAGTTTTTCTTAATATTTCGTGATAAAAATATTCAAACATTTTTACACTAAACGATGTATACTATTTAACAACTTAAGGATTTCCGAAAGGATTTGACTCCGTAAAGTCCATTATGCTATCACCTATCGTTTCTATATCGCTATTTTGAGCGAACTTGTCCTCAAGGTTGTACGTATTTATACTTCTCAAACTGTAAACCGCTCCGGAGTCTTGTCCAGTTATATTTTCTCCAGCTTCAAATGATCCAGAGATTGTAGAAACTTCCAGAATTTTTGTAGTAGAGTTCCAAGATTTAACTCTACCAGTAACACTACTGGAACTTCCTACCACCACTTCATTGTAAATATATGTACCATACCCAACGACGACGTTTGGAGAAGAGATGGTAATAGTTGGTGTAGTAGTATAACCCAAACCAGAATTTGTAATCCTGATAGAGGTTACTATTCCAGCACCACTGATTGATGCAACAGCAGTTGCTTGAATTGTAGAAATTCCAGTAACAGTAACTGTTGGGGGAATCAAATATCCAGAACCTCCATTTGTTACTGTGATAATTCCTACGATGCCATTTCCAATTACTGTTGTAGCAGCTGCTCCTGATCCACCTCCACCAATAAATGTAACTCTAGGTGCAACAGTATAACCTGCTCCAGCATTTATCAACTGAACTCCTTGTACCCTACCCAGATTTTGATCTCCCTCACACAAGTCCACAATACCTGTAAGTAGAGTTGCAATTCCAACAGCAGTAACTCCTCCACTTGGTGCAGACGAGAAAGCAACTCTTGGTGGAGTTGTATAACCAGATCCTCTATTAGTGATATTTACAAATCTAACACCACCATTTACGATAGCAGATGTTGCGGTTGCGGTTGTTCCAATGCCAACCATTTGTAGAATTTGTAGATTAGCAAACTGACCTCTATCTCCAAGATTATCCCCACTACCATCACCATCTCCTACTGAGTTAGGATTATCAATAAAGTCAACACCAGTATCAATGACTTCATCTTCATATCTAAAGAGTTCACAGGTCAATTCATAAACATAGTTTTTCTTCAGTTGGTAGAATGGTTTTTCGTGTTCAACATATTTAATTTCAAATATTTTATTTCCTAGAGGAAAATAAATTAGATCTCCTTCTTTTGGTCTAGTGGTTAGTTTTGCATCGGGAAGATTTT